CGATGACGTCCCCTGCCAGGAGATTCGAAAGCGTCACGTTCGCCGCCGGCTGCAGGTAGATATACCCGCCAGCAGCCGCCATGGTCCCGGCCAGTTCAATGCATTGAGCTTCGCCGAACGCGGCCGGCTCTTTGTACCAGCGGGAAGTGATCCCTGCCAGGCCCGAGCCGGAGGCCTTGTAGTTGTCCGCCAGCACCGATCCTGCAACCGGGTTGACCGATGCGTTGATGACCCCAGTGCTGCCGGTCATCAGCGGGTTAACGTTCAGGCAGCCGAACGGGCGAATCGCCGAGTACAGATCGGCGGCGTCCGTGGGCAGCGGTACGCCGAAGAATTCGAAATCGGCATTGATGATCGGCACGCAGCGGGACTGGATGAAGTCGGCGCCCATCAGGTTCGGATGCAGATCATCGACGGTCATGTCCTGGGTGAACCCGTCCCAGATATTGACCACCGGTACGAACTGCCTGACATAGCCGAGAACCCAGTCCTTGTATGCGATCGCATCGGCGAGCGCTGCGCCGCTCAATGCTTTGGTGCCAAAACGTGGCGTGCCGGTGCCGACAATCAGGTACTTACCGGGCGTGTTCTGAAAGGCGGTGATCGCCTTCATCACGTTCGCCTTGCTGTCAGCGAGCGTCATGCCCGACGTGGTGCTGTCGTTGGTGCGCGACAGCAGCATCCACAGATCCGCCGTGAGTGAGGTTAGACAGGACGGGAGCCTCGGCATGAACTGCCCGGAGTGGTCGCCGACTTTCCCCTGATTGTCCAGGTAGCTGGGAAAAAGCCCAGTCTTTGCCGCAATCGCGCCGGCGTAGCCATATGCTTCGGTACCGAACGCTTTCGGATCAATCGTATGGCAGTTCGCGCTAAAGCTGTCCCCCAGCAGGCCCAAGCCACGACGAATACGGCGGCGGGTCGGCGGCGCCTCGGCGAGCAGGGTCATGCGAACACCTCGAAGGCAGCACCGTTCGCGGGCACGAAGCGCACCGTCGCACGCGGAATGTTGAGTGGATACGCCCCATCGTTCCAAAGCGTGTCGGACGTCAGCCAAGTATCGGCCGTCTTAATCTGAATTGCGACTGAGCCGCCGTTTGCCTTTACGGCCAGCGTCACGCGCATAGCCCGCGCAAAGGTCTCTTCTTTAACCGTTGTCTGCACAGCTTTCTCCGTCAGGGTCTCCCCTTCCAATGTTGATCGTTGGGTTCAGGGCACATCGCGGAAGAAAACGTGGTTGCCAAGCTTCAGCGTTCGCTTCGCCTTAGCCGCCCAGTCAGGCGCCTTGGGCATCGTGGTTGCGTAGTAGTGGGTCGCGCCGCCGGTGGGGTCCTGAACCTTGCCGTCGATAACCTGGTCAGCAGCAATCCGACACTGCGCCAACTCGCGGAACGGAATCTGGCGGGCGCCGCTGAGGAACTGGTAGTTCGGATCATTGCGATTCCAGCAGCTGAACTGGTAAGGCTTCTGGCACACGCCGGCATAACCCTCGCCCCACCACGATTTATCCTTACCATCGTCCATGCGGTTGCGGATCGTCCAAGCCACGGCCACCATTCCGGCCAGCCCCTCACCGCGAGCTTCGCCCCACAAGGTGCGCGCCAGAATGTCTCGATCTTGTTCTGTCAGTGTCATACTATTCGCTCCAAACAGGGATGATAAATGCGGGTTCTATAAGTCGAAATTACTGGCAAGGTAGTAAGTTATTTAACTAAAGGCGGCCTTTAAGGATGCCGCGCACTTATGAAGCTGGTGATGAGTGGATAGAAATTTAACAATGTTGAAACCGCTAGAGAGTGGAAAGCTTGATTTTATTCAGGCACTTCGCGCTGTCGCTGTTGTGATGGTAGTGCTATGTCATGCGCGCTTCTTTTTTAGGGGGTCGCCATATGAAGAGTTCACTGAATGGCTACTAGCACCAGGCGGAGCAGGAGTTGATATTTTCTTTCTAATATCTGGGTTCGTCATGGTTTATTCTACGCGCAACTCGCCTGGCACCTTAAGATATACTTATGAGTTCATAGCTAAAAGGTTTGCCAAAATATGGACACCTTACGCAGTTATTGGGTTGACTTTCTTTACGATCAAAAACAGCGAAAGCATTTTCACGACTAATAGCCTAATATGGGTCACCAAGTCGCTTGCATTTATACCGCCTGACATTTCACAGCCATTTTACTATGGAGGCGGGCTAATACCGGTGGCATGGTCACTAAACTACGAATTCTACTTTTACTTGATATTCGGTACCTCACTCCTATTTAAATCATGGCGACTTCCCTTCCTCATAGCTTGGATAGCAGCAACTACTTACCTAGCCCCCGTTATGAATCGAGGTTTTTTCTCAGTACTACCCATGTCCCAGATAGAGACTAGCTCTACATACGTACAAATGATAACAAACCCTATAATCCTTGAGTTCTTAGCAGGAATGATAATAGGCAGACTTTATCTAAACCTACCGAGAATAGAGTCAGTTATTTATACTCGCGCGTTCGTCGGCATATCTATTGGCGTATGCGGCGTAGCGTGGATTACAAATTACAGAAACCTAAACTCAATTACCTACTACGGAGCATTCGCCTCATTACTTCTGATTTCAATGTCGATCGCAGACAAATGCCGCAAAATAAAAGTACCAAAAATTTTACTCTGGATAGGGACGCGTTCCTATTCCCTTTACCTTGTGCACCTACCCGTTAATAAACTCGCTATTTATCTTGCAACAGCCATTGGTATGCCCGAACTGCTTTGGAATCCCGTCATCGTAGCCGTGATATTAATGATCTCGTTCATTCTAGCTAACTGCTCCTATCATTTGCTTGAGATTTCAGCTCACGACAAGCTTAGAGATCTACTGCTTAGTGGCTTTCGAGATCAGAAACCAGTAACTATTACGGATCATGCTAAACGCGGCATGCGATCATGATGGTGTTTCCGGCCAGTCTACGTTTGAAGCACCTATCTCGATTTCACTCAGAGCGATTCTATATTTTTTCCAAGCAGTCAAGCGGGAAATCATCTCTGGCGTGGACATCCCAACTTCGATAGCATCTTGCAATGGAGCGATTCTAATTGCAGCGACTTGCAGCAATTCATCGCGCTTCAGCTCTGCCCTCTGTCGCTGATTCAGCGTGGTTGACTCTACGTAATCAAGATAACGAGGATCATCTTCTTCGATTTCGCCCTGATGGGGATAGATGACCTCGTCAGGTTGAGGATTGGGAAATATACCTTCTATTACTTTCATGCTTTTTTCAGTAAATGAAACGTACATGTGATCCCCCTTTAGAATGAGTACGAAGTAAAGTCGAGTGTGGCAATTGAAGTTCCCGCGCCGGATGTTTGCATCGTGTACCAGAACGTTTGAGCAGTGAGAATTGGAAGATCATTAAAAGGAACAAACTGTACAGCCCCTGCGATCACACTGCAGATATTGGTGATCTTCCCGAAATTCAAGACACTGCTAGCAACAGTCATTTGCAGGCTGGCGGCGTTCGTTGATTGCACTCCGATTGAGCCACCGATCGCTTTGGCGTTCAATGGGATTACGGTAGCCACGACTGGCGTGGGAGATGGTGGTATGGCAGTAGTGCTTAGAAGATTCTGCTGGGCGATAGAAATCGTTCTATCTAATTGCCCTCCAACCACAAACTGCCGGGACGCATTCGTTTTCCAGATGCTCACAAGCGCCGACGCCGTGTAGCCCGCAGGCATGGCAGCGCCGCCATATACTTCCGGAGCTTTGACGCTGGTCGCGTCAACCGCGAGTAATGCGCTCGAACCATTCGTGGGGTTGTAGATCGCGTAAATGGCGACCGAACCACTCACCGGTGCCAAACCGGTATCCATTCCACCAACGCCTGTGTTGGCAATATTGATGGCCTTGTTGAAGTTTGGGATGAGCCAGGCCTGACCACCGAGCGAGGTTTTAACTGTCACTTCATCGGCGGTGAGGGTTGCTGACGCTGAAGCGGCACCTACGGTCATCTTCACGCCCCGCGCCGTGCCCGCCATACCGCCAACGATCGTGCGCAAAGCGGCGAGCAACTGCGAGTGGTTCGCCTCGTCTGGCATGATTTGAGCGGACTGAATGACGGCAAGTAGCTCGTCGGTGATACCGTTCCCCCACGCCGACGGGATCAGCGAACCGACGACACCGGTGGCAGCATTTTCATCTACAAACTTCCCGTTCACCAACCCGACGTTGGGCACGCTTTTCGGATAATCCACGTTCTTTCCTCAACTGTAATTTATGTGTACGACGGTATGAGCCGGCGCATAACGACGGATAAGGCATTCAAGTGCGCTGCCGGGGTTTGCCCCAAACCGCTCGCCCCAATAACTGACCCCAAACCGGCGACCAAGCCGCTGGCGACCGCCAGTATTCAACGTCCACATGAACTGAACCTGCCAAGTTCCGAAGTGCGCACTCCCAAACCGGGCACCGCCAAAGCGTGGCGCGCGGTGCTGGGTAATCGTGGCGTCGGGATAGCCCTCCCCCTTAGCGATTGAAACGAAATAGGCTGGCGTCTGCGCCCCAATGGCGGTCAGGCGCTGCCGCACGGACAACTGGCGATCGCCAAAGCTGGGAGAATCGCCAAGGCAGGCATCCGGCAGGCCCATGACCTGCTCCCAATCGGGGACCAATTCCGTCACGGAAGCCGGGTCCATCTCCGCGTAAAGGCTCACGATCCGCCCATCCACACGCGCCAGCTCTATCGAAAGCCCCTCCAGCACCTGCGCCAGCTCGGGCAAGCGCTCCAGATCCCATGCCGGGCCTTGGGGAAGCAACTGCCGCAACTGGACTCGGTACTGCTCGGCGGATCTCACTGCCATGTGATGTTCCCTACCGTCAGCAACTGGTTGGCATTGGCGTTCACGTCGCCAGTTGGAGCGACCACCACGTTATCGGTCTCGCCCTGAGCGCCGCTGACCGCCTCACGGATGTGGCTGATCAGCAGCGTATTGCCGAGCCCTGCTTCCCGGGCATGCAGGTCAGCGAGCTGAGCAGCCACTGCTTGCCGTACAGCCGTAGTGTCGGGCGTGAGATGGATCACGTAGTTGACCGCCTTGAGCACCGGCGCCAGGGCGTACACCTCGGCGGTAACCGGCGCTTTGGTTTGCAGATAGGTCTGAACGACAGCGATCTCGTTGGCGTCCGGAATGATCACCGCGTCCCCATCGCGGACGAAGAACACGCCGACGGTCCCGGGGCCCATGTAATTCTTTACCGTCCAGGCGCGCGTTACACCTGCGCACTCCAACGCCCAAGTGACGTAGTCGTCTGCATCGCCGCCGTGGGGAATGACCTTGTAACTGCGGATGACCCGGGAGCGCAGCGACTCGAGTGATTCTCTGTTGGTCCCGCCGGTGACGCCAGGCGCCAATACGGTGAAAGTTTCTGCCACCCCCACAACGGGCTGCACAAGCGTCAACAGCAGCCCCGCGTCTGCATTACCGAGCGTCCCGCCCTGGACTGCTTCCAGCGTGGCGACGTTGCTGCCAGCAGTGGTCGTGACAGCAGCAGCGACTCGGTACTGACGCCCGTCGCTCGCCTGAAGTATCTGGTTCGCATCGAGCACAGCGCCAGCGGCCGCCTGGAATGACGCCGAGCCGGTTGCTGCCGTCGCAGGAATGCGTGGCGTTTCCAGCCTCAACAACGCCTGACGCTCGAGCGTTGATTCGTCCGCCGTGTCCGGCAGGATCTGTTTGGCGACCCAGTCGATGTATCCATACAACCCAAAGGCAGCGCCACTCAACGCGCGGGCGAGCACCTGGGCATCTGACTTTCGCAGGGCGTCGCTTGCCAGATCCGCCGCCGTGCGGCTGACCAGCGTGGGCAGGTTCGGAGTTTCAAACGGCATAGAGCACCTGCCAATTTTCGTTAGGGTAGATTTCCAGTCGCTCGCCATTGGGCAGCGTCAGGATCGTGCCAAGGTTCAACCGGCTTGGCCCGGCGCGCTCGGTCAGCACCTGGACGTCAATGACGTGGCTGTCATCCACAAGCCAGCGCAGCGCGTCGCGGGCGTACGTCACCGCGTCGCCGATCGTCTCGGTCGTCAGCTTTCGGCGGCGAAGCAGCCAGAGCCTTGACCCAAGCTGATCACCGGCCACAAGCGGGAAGCTGTCGCCCCAGTAGCCGTATCGCTCGTCGTCATCGAGCTGGTCGGAAGGCGCAGCGCGGCACCAGGTGAACAAGCTGATTTCGACGGCCCGGCGCAGGCTGGTCTTCTGGTCGTCAATCGTGATGATCGTCATGCGGCACCCGGCACAGGTGGACCACTCTGGCCGTTGCCGGCCTGTACGCCGCTGTGTGGGTGGTTGATCTGGCTGACGCCGCCGGCGAGCTGGTCGCCCTGGCTGATGATTTGCCCCGTTTGCGTGATCTTCGGCGTGTTGAAGTTCACTGAATCGGTGGCGGTGATATTCAGGGTTCCGGTTTCGACCGCGATCACCCTCCCGCGCTTGAAGTGGACCTTGTCACCTTCGTCGGTGTAGATCGCGACCTCGCCGGGCTCCAGCTCCTGAATCCGGTAACGCCGGTCCGACACCACAATCACCACGCCGTGGGAACGGTCGCCGCCCATGAACCCGGCGAGCGCTTCGGCACCCGCATGCGGGCAACTGGTGAAGCCGTAGGGCTCCAGATGCTCCATGCCGTCTTTCACCTCGTCGGCGGTCAGGCGCATCTGCAGCGTCTGCAGCTTGCTCGCCGAACTGGCAAGCGCCACCACGCCGCGCGTCAGCACGTTCATCAATTTATTCATTTGTCTTTCCAATCGGCAGGGAGCAGGTATTCGAAGCCGTCTTGCTTTTTCACCTTGCGGTGTTTGTGCGGATCGTCAGGTTCCTGCAGGTAGCCCTCGGGCGGCCCGACACGTAGTCGGCATGTGGTTCCGTTCTCGTCTTGGCGATAAGTCACCTCGGCGATCAGCATGTCGCGGTCAAAACCAATCAGGGGGTCGATCACTCGCACGATCGTGTTGTGCCGCCAGAGCGCTCCGTTGGTCTGTCGCCAGCCCTGTACTTCGTAGGTCGTTTCCAGCGCCTTGCCCAGCGCCGTGCCACGTTCCCAGTTGGCCCGGTCGGCCGCCATCTTGTCGCTGAGCTGGCCGCTTTCGTGGATCACTTTGACGCGGCGCCGTGTCATCCGGGGATCGCTGACAGCGGCGTTGACCTCGGTGGTGGTCTTTGCAAAATCCTCGTCGGTACCGGATCGTTGACCGATCACTCGGTAATCGGAGAAAACCCGGGTGAAGTCCAGCGGCGCGTCGCCCTTGAGGATGTTTCGCCCCAGTTCCAGGCTTTCACTCGCCCGACC